GCCACACCACGGTTATAAACTTTTCGGAGTATGCCAAGAGGCATACCAGATTTATCTGCTTTTTTCTTTAATGCTGCTCCAGCATCTTCTGAAATGTAATTTTTAAATGAAATCATCTTGTTGCCTTATTCTTAGCTTGAGTGTCTCTAGTTCTAGCGATATCCATCATACGATCATGCTTCTGTTTATCGCGTTCTTTTTCTCTATTTATTTTATCTTTAATACGATCTACGTGACCAGGTTTTTCCTCGCCGAACATTTGTTTAAATCTCATTGTATGCTTAGATGGTTTAGTTTTAGCGCCTGCATCTCCAGGAGCTTTTTTATATGCTTTAGGATTATCATCATCCATCTTTGCACCTTTCTTAAAATGTCTATCTCTTGCGGTCTTTGTTTTCTTTGAAAGACCAGCGTGATATGCTTTCGGTTGAGTTCCCGGACGATCTTTAATATCAGGATCTTGTGGAGAATCTTTTTTTCTCTCATCTTCTTCATTTTGTCCAGGAGTCATCTTACGAGCATGTTTTGCAGAAGCATCTGTTCCCCACTCATATTTGTATTCTTCTACGATAGGAGATACACTTTCTAACCACTGACGAGTACGATTTCCATTTGCTTCAACAATTAAGTAATTTGATCCGATGACTTGAATTTCTCCAACTTCACCACTTTTTTCGATAATGACTTGTTGGCCAACTTCAAAAAGCTCACCTTTAACAAATGCTTCTCTAGTTTCTGATACGGTTTCAAGTTGAAGATGTCTTTTAAATTCATTTTGTTCCTTTAACCCCATGCCTTTTCGTACACTATTGAAAATTTTCTTAGCGTCTGGGTTGGAAACATTCTTTGGAAGGCCTTGGCTGAAAGAAGTAAAATCATTGCTTTGTGCAAAACTACGCATTTTAGATGCTGACATACCTGAAACACCTTCTGCATCAGGATCTCTATCTCCAGCCGAAATGACATTTATGCTTTTAAAATTATAAAAGCCGTGTCTGCCATCTTTACCGTTATATCTTTTTAGTAAAGCAGAAAATTCATTTACTCGGTCAGAACCAACAATCATTACAAGGTTTTTAAATCCTTCGTTATGCAATAAGCTTGCTGCATCCATTGCATTCTTTATCTTTTTATTATACATGATAGAGCGAGCGTGACGGGGAAACATCTTTCGCACTGCTTTTACTTTATCTTGATAAGTAAGAGGATTTTTCTTTGGGTCGTTAGATTGCGATAAGAAAACTCTAAAAGGATTTTTTGCAGCCTTTTTAGCTAGTGTATCAAGCAATTTGCCATGACCAATAGTGGGAGGGTTCATTCTACCAAAAGTAAAATAAACTGTCTTTTCTTCTTCAACTAAGAATTGCTTAAATGATGTATGCATTATTTTCTTCTTTTCTTTAGTTCTGCTTGTCGAACTTTCGGTAGCATCTTCTTTGCTAACCTATCAATTCTTGGCTTTATCTTGTCAAGTCTTTTTTCAAGCTCTGCTCTTCTTGCATACGTCAAATCTGACTTAGGAATATCCTTAGTCAGTTTCTTTAAAATGAGCTCACGTGCTTTCTTACGTGCTCTTTTTTCTAGTTTTTCTTTTGATGCTATTCTTCGTGCAGCTCTTTGCCTTCCAAGCTTCAGACGAGATTTAAACTTCTTCATCTGTCTTGATTTAGCAAGACGCTGTGGCACAGTTAGAGCTTCTTCCGTATCTTGAATCTTACGTCTCTTAGCTCTATATTTTATACTATCAGGTTCGCCGGGCTTATAGTCGACGACCATCATATCTTTAAATCCTAACATTTATTTCCTCGTTGGCTTATCCCATCCCTTTAATACATCAGGCGAAAAGTTGTTGTATGAGAACTCAAGTCTATCAACAATCTTTACCGCATCACCACCAAGTCTATCAATTGCTACATAACCTTCATGACCTGTTGTTTTAAAACCTTTCTTTGTTTGTACAAAAGTTTTAATATTTTTTAGTCGATTAAGTATATTTATAAGTTTTAATTTTGCCAGAACTAATACTTTTTGCAAATCAAACATCATTTGTAAACTTTTTTTATTTTTTTCAGAAAAAAAGTTTAAGATTGTATCTAATTTCGCTTGTTGTGCTGACTTACCTTTTTCAGTTTTGCGAGAATCTATTTCTTTTTGATATTTTTTCTTAATCCAGGAAATAAGGCCAGATACATGTCTTCTTGTATCTCCAATGACCGTGCCTGCTCTGACAAAGGTGTTTCCATAGGTTTCAATGTGCTTCTGTAGCTCTTCCTGTTTTTCGAGCTGGCGAAGCGTTGTGCCTGAGATCTTGTTAAAAATCTTACCAGCTTGCGATAGATATTCATTCACTTCCTCCGTATCACGTTTACTCATAGTTACATTTGTTAAATCCCTGAGCATTGCGTCTTGCGACCACACAGCTCTGGTTGATTTAAACTTGGAGACGTCAACTCCGTACGAAGCTCGCATAGTTTCGAAGGAGTTACCTTTATAGGTTGTATGCCAGACGATTCCAATTTTAGATTGCTTAATAGCCTGAGCTCCTGGCGACTTGCTAGGCACCGCATAGATGATAGTATTAGGATGGAATGTAACATATGATTCTCCAGCAATCTTTTTAGTCTTTACATCACCAGGTCCATATAGGAAGTCACCTTGCACGACACCTTTGATACCCAGGGCAGGGAGCTCTTGCAAAGCAATTTTGAGCTTATCAGAAAGATCACCGCTTGTGTCAGCATCAACATCAGCAGGAGTCTTATAGACCTTGGGATTCTTGTTAAAAATACCTTTTTTGGCAACAAAGAAACGTCCGTCATTAGGATCAATACCTGCGAAAATAGCAGGAGCACCATCCCACTTAACAGATACACTGCCATTTTTAGTTCCTCCAAGCATATCTCTTAAATCTCGAAGAGCAAAGATAGCTTCTCTAGTTCCTTTAACACCTCCATATATTACTCTATCTTCGATATGAGTCATATGAGTGTTTTTATTCTCAGTAATATGCGTTTTAAAATTTTCCATGTTTCTATATTACCATATTTCTTATGAATTGTAAACCATTTTATGCGGTTTCTACTTTAACATATACAGAAGACTCACCTGTTTTGGAACCAGCTGTATTAACTATGTAACTCACAAAATCATCTCTTTTGTTTCTTGGAGCTTTATCTAACGCGCTAATAATTTCGGTAGCACCTAGATTAGCATGTATTCTATCCAAGCTTGCAGTTTTTAAATCTGCCCAAAAATCATCCCATCCTACATCTTTATGAATGCGATTTACTTTTTGCCAAAAGGTTTTAGCCAGTCTTTCATTTCTTCCGCGGTCCATTAGCTTAGCCATGCCTTTTATCTCAGAGTTATCCGGTAGCTTAACACCTAAGTGTGTTCGTGCAGCATACTGGATGGCGGCGTAACCAGCTCTACCACCTCTTGCACCTTTTCCCTGTATTTCAACGTTTAAAGCGCCCATGGCGTTCGGCGCTCTTACGTCCATTTTCTTATTTGTGTCATAAAAAATAAATCCGCCTTTAAAGGACCAAAAAGTTGCTGAGGCTCTTGGTGATTTTAATATAGATCTACTATATTTATGAACACCTAGATCAGCACCTTCAAGGTTATACTCAGTGTGTTTAGCCTTTTTATCTAATCTATTAATTTGTTTTAGAGATATGCCTACTATAAGTCTCTTGTCATATGCTGCTTTGAGTGAAGCATTAAGAGCTGCAACTGAACTAGCATCTAAAACACTTGACACGTTAATACCTTTTTTAACTGCCCATATGTCTCCAGGATTCCACTTATCATCATTCATCATAGGTTTGCCATCTTTCTTAAACGCCATTTTTTTCATAGCGTATATGGCATTCATAGTTCTAGAACCACGATGAAAAATGTGTGTACTATTTACAAATCTTTTTTGGATAAGGTACTTTCCACTTACATATGCAGAGTAGTGCCAAGCTGCTTCTGAACTCATCATATCTTTAAATGATTTATCTGTGTCTATGACACTAGCATACTTTTTAAGAGTATCCGGAGTAAAGTGAGAGAATTCTTTATCTTTCCCTTCTCCAAACAGTGCCGCTAAATATAAGCATTGTAATGCTTCACCTTTGGCTGTGTTTCCAGTAGCACCAGCACCTTTTCCTTTTCCACCAAATAAAGGACTCTTTCCAATCTGATTAGAAACAACAGTGCCACCATTCTTTAAAGTAAGAAGAAAAGTTGCGTCTTTACTATTTACGAAATTATCAACAGCTTTTATATTGTCATTAGTCGCTTTTAAATTTAAGTCTTTACCTTTTATATCAGGTATAGGATCACCGTTACGGATAGCGAGTTTTAAAGCATCAGTTCGTTTTGTTGACGTGCCTGAGACTGGCTTTTCCCATTCACCTCTTGTCATTTTTGCAAACATGAAGTTATCCTTTAAAATTCTTTATACTATTTATAATAAAAAAAATGCGCCCGTTAAGGCGCTAGTTTAAGGGATAAGGAAAAAATATTAACGACGATAAATATATGCATCCATAGTTTTAGCATATGCTAATGGCAAAGAGTGAAAGTACTTTCTGCCGTTTACATTACGAGGACCACGCCCTTGGCATTTAACATAATAACGATAATCGTAGCCAAAATGTTTCAAATCTTTATTTAGATTTGTAACCATTCTACGAATTTGTTTCAATTCACTTTGATCAGATTCTGTTAATCCGAAAGTTCCAACATAAGCGTCTGTACGACCTCTAGTATCAATATGCATCATTTGCTCCTTCATTAATAATACTATTCTACCACAAAAAAAGGGGGTTGTAAACCCCCTAAATGCATTTTTTTATATGTGTTACATTTATATCACTTTTTTAAAGTATCTCAAAATTTGATACAGTATTAATATTTGAATGCATATGATCCATTCTTCCATCATATTGTTTTCATACCAAATATGAATTGTATCTCCAAATGTTGCAGCCCATATCATAACCATAAAGAAAGACAAAAAGGGCGCCAGCATTATATGCATCCATGTAGGCATTACCAGCCAGCTACCATTTCTTGTGTCTTAGCTAGTTCTGGATCTGATACCAATCCATAATCTGCTAATGGACCATCTGGACCTGCGATTTCATCAGATACAAAAAACTCAATATATTCTCTTAACCCTGGAATAGCATCTAAGTGATTCATTTTAACATAGAACTGTAGTGGGCGGCTAATCGGATACTCACCACTTGCGATAGTTTCTGTGCTTGCTTCAACACCGTTGATTGTTGCAGCGTAGATTGTGGCTGTATTGTTTAGTAGGAACGATAGTCCAAAAACACCAATACCATCAGGATTTGTACTTAGGCTTGCTAATGTTTCTGTATAGTCACCGTCAATATCTACACTTAGCCCGTCAGTGCGAACTTTCATACATTCTTTTTGAGCTTTTTTCTC